ATTGCGTATTTTGTAAATTCTTTAACCCTTGTGAATTAAGGTTCTTCTTATAGTTGGCAGCAGTACTGCCTAATTTACTAAATAATGATATGTTACTCACCTCCTATCAATTTGGCGTGCCTGTGCTTCCGCCACCAGGAACGACACCACCATGCGTGTGAGACACTAAACTAATTCCGTTAACCACTACATCCCCAGAAGGGGCGTTGATAGTTAAATTACCGGTGCAATTAATAAGAAGCCCTCCCCCGTCCGCATCATAGGAGATGGTCGAGCCATCCGCAAATTTGATGCCGTGGATATTCTGTCCATTAAAAGAGGGCTTATCCTTGGCATTATACGTAGTGCCTAAGATGTAGCCCTGGGACAAATTATTATCTTGAGGTAGAAACAAACACAATACCTGTTCGCCAACACCTGGCATCCAGTAATGTTTATTATCTTGTGATCCGTGTGAAAGTACTTCGAGTGGATACGATACTAAATCATCGCGGTCCGGAAATGTTACTCTTGCCGTCATGGTAGCGGTGTCAGTACTAGATACGATGCCGTCACGAATTAAATTTTTTAACGCTACACTAATATCCATCTAAGCACCTCCTTATATCTAGGCTTTGTGTATATCCGCCCCCTACCTTATGGGAGCATTTGCTAATGATATACTTACCGTCGAATTTACCAAACCCTTTTAAATTGATTGTGGCTGATGCGGCCAACACGATATGGCCAAGCATAGCAACAGAACCAGTAATTTCATTCTTGTTCTTTTCGCGTAGCTTTTTCTTGGCCAAACGTTCTGCTTCCGCCTGTGTCTCACAACTTTGGTTAACTTGCAGTATCTTACCTTGCGTTTTGTGGGGGTCCTTGAACGTATACTCAATAGTACTCTTTTGCTTAGTGCTCTTGTGCTTTACGTGGCATCCCCAATACACATCCTTTAATGACGTCTTTAAAGAATAGCTACCTTGATAAGGAATGACTTCCCCAAGCTCCTTAATTTGTTCTTCCGTAAGGTCTGTAGGCATGGGCCCCTTAATTAGCGTTGCGACTACTTTTTCTGTTTCGAATTTTGTTTCATCAAAAATAATCACTTGCTTATCTGAAACCTTTAGCGCCAGTCCGTTATCCTTACAGACTTTCATCAAGAATTCTAAATCAGATTGGTCCGATTGCTCGACCCTGTCTAAATTGATTGTTTCAGGTGTATCGTAAAACAATTCAAGCCCCGCTCCTTTTGCGAGCTCCTCCGCAACAGCTTTTAGAGTAGTCTTCTCCCATGACTTACTCTTTAATTCCCCTCTTAACTTGGATTCATCTGGAACACTAACAGCACCGATAGTGACTTCATGCGGTGGATTCTTACAGGTAATTTCATCAATTTCAAACTGGCCGCATTTCATCTCTATCTCGTCTCCGGGTTCTTTCCAGTTGTGGAATACGATTGATGCGGTTAGCTTAGCCCCTTTTTCAGGGAACCAATCGGACATCCAAAGCTCTTCTATATCATGTAGTGTAATTGATATATCATCAGCCTCGCCGGACATGACATCGTTAAAGCTGAAATCCTTTAAATACGGAACCAGGTCTTGTGTGATGTCCTTTTGGTCATACTGCAGTTTGACAGTCACATAGCGCAAATTACTAGGCATAACTTACACGCCCCTTCCGGTTTTGGATTTCAGCAAGGCGCGCCTCTAGGTCATCCATTGCACCACCTACTGCACTTTTAATTTGTTGCACCGCACTTGCATCGGCATTACCATTAATAGTGATGTTGATCGGTGCGGAGACAGATACAGCGGAGTTACCTTCACCAGGTAAAAGCCCCATCATAGCGCCAGTTTGCTTCCATAATGCTTCAGCTCTTGGCGTGCCATTAAGCGGAATGGCCGCCTCTGCAGATTCTTCAGCGAAGGTAGTAAGGAACGAGCCCTTGCCATAAATACCGCCTTTCGCGTTATGCTGTACAGATTGCCCATTCGCCGTTGCAGTGCCTTCTACTCTGGCTTGAATTGGCTTACTAAAAATGGATCTAACCCATTCCCATTTTTCACTAATCCAATCAAACAGACCTCCTAGCTTACTCATAACCCAATCATAGAATTGGCCGAGCGCGGCTTTAGGGTCTTCCCATAATAGAGTGAACCAGGCTTTCACTTGGTCCCAGTTAGCAATTAATCCCATCGCCGCATAAATCAGCCATCCTATAGGGCCTGCCATGAAAGCGATGATGGCAGCAGTAGGAGATTCCCACATCGATGTGCAGAAATCTGACACAATTTCAAAATGAGTGACTAACCACGCCAAAACACCAATTAATGCGGCAATAGCTAATATCACCAATCCTATCGGATTAGCACTCATCGCCGCATTTAGCAACCATTGCGCCGACGCGGCCGCATAGGTCGCAACTGTACCTGCTATCATCGCCGCTTTATGGATGCCCGATGCAATCACATTGCGCATAGTTGCCATACGTTCCGATTCCATCATAAGCCGATAAGCCGCATGGGCCGCTGTTACGCTGAAGTAAACCGCTTTCACTGCTTTATAGGCAATTACCATCCCCGCTACGGCAACGCTTGTTTTGATTATCGCTTCCGTAAGTTCGGGGTGTTCACTAGCTACTTTTGACACATATGCTGCTTCGTTTGCTAAAGAATCCCCCAACTGGGCAAGAGTAGGAAGCATAGTACTACCGATTGAAATTGCCACAGATTCTGTTGCTGATTGCAACCGTATCATAGCGCCGCGTGCATTATTTTGCATCGTTTTAGCCATTTCCTCAGCGGCGCCGTCACTGTTTTCTAGTTCTTTCGTTAAATTATCTAACGCATCTGGCCCTTGATCAATTACAGCTACCCAAGCTGATGCAGCGTTCGTGCCGAAGATAGTCGCAAGTGTAGCAAGTTTTTGCTCCTTGCTCATATCCTTAGTCTTATCTGCTAAGTCGCGAACGATTTCGCCCATCTTACGTGGCCCGTTGGTATCGTTCATCGCAATACCTAGGCTGTCTAGTGCGGCTTTGGCTTCTTCTTGTTGCGCTGTGGCTTCGCTTAATGAAAGCCCCATTTCCTCAATCGCTTTAGTTGATTTCGAGGAAGTGCCTGCTAACCGTAAGAAACCAGAACGTAATGCCGTACCGGCTGCAGATGCTTTAATACCACTGTTGGCCATAAGACCCGTAAGTGCGGCCGTTTCTTCTAAGCTTGCGCCAAAGGCATGAGCTACTGGTGCGGCGTACTTCATTGTTTCGCCCATCATCTCAACAGTTGTATTTGTCTTGGTTGTGGTCTTAGCAAATACGTCCGCCATATGCCCTGCGTGTTCTGCACTTAATCCAAAGGCTGTAAGGTCATCAGATACGATGTCAGCAGTACGCGCCAAATCCGTATTACTAGCTGCAGCTAAGTTCAAAAGCCCTGGCATACCTGCCATGATTTGTTGAGAGTTCCAACCGGCCATGCCGAGATATGTCATAGCTTCGCCCGCTTGCGTAGCTGAGAACATCGTTTTCTCGCCGAGTTCACGAGCCGTGGCCGTCAATTGTTGCATAGCCTTATCATCAGATACAGTGATTGCTTTTACCTTTGACATCACTGCTTCAAAGTCTGCAGCTTTAGATAGCATCCCAACGAGCGGAGCGGCCATTACAGCAGTAGTAGCCATAGTGCTACCTAAATCACTACGAGCACTTTTAGCATTAGCGTCAGCGGCAATTTTATTTTGCATTGCTTTTCTGAGTTTTGCGTCTTTAGCTGCCGTTTGGTCTAGCGCCTTACCTACTTTCTCCGTTGCGTTGCGGTAAGAGTCCATGGAGATAACGCCTTGCTTTAATGCAGAATCCAAAGCCCTTTGTTGCGCTTTCAACTCGGTCATTTTAGAGCCGTATTGCGTCAGCGTACCCTTGGCTTGCTGCATCGACGTCTTAAACCCTTGGGCTAAGGCGCCGTTTATTGCAAAAGCAATCTCAAATACTTTACCCGCCATAGTTCCTCCTTTCTTTTAAATTTGCGTACGCAAAAAGCGCTTGACGGATTAGTCCTCTTCCTCCCTCAAGCGCTTTTCATCTTCAAGAACAAATTCTAAATCGTCTATCCAATCTGCTATTTCAGCAATTGGAGTAGACATCCAAAAGTCTATGCCTCCGCACTCTCTAAGTCGGATGGCAATTCTTCGGCATTGTTGTCCGGGAGAAGTCCCAGTTTCTCTACCGAACCACGCAATAAAAAAACGCTCACCTCTGCGCACATTTCAGTGAATTCAGAGATTGGCATTGTCATTAATACCTTTGCGCTTTCCTTCAATGCTATGGCGGCAACTTCTGCCTGAAATCTTTTAGAAAATGTAACATCTGGGGTCATATCGCCTTCACGGCGGACACGGAGTTCCGCCTTTGTGAAGTCAAACCCAGTTAAATTGTTTAAACCGTCAATTAGCTTTTCGCGATCGTATGTAGCCATTATTTACCCAATGCCTCCCTTACGGATGCTAAGTAATCAACACCATTGATTACACAAACATAGTTGAATTTATCAATTTCAGTACGCGTTTTACCACCGACAGTCATTTTGAAATATACAATTTCAAACTCTGTAGAGGTATCGGTTTTACTTGCCTGTTCAAATTTTCCAAGACCGATTTTCTTAGGCATCACTTTGGCATATACGCTGACCGCTTCAGGTACTAATTCACCTTTTGCAGAATCATATAGCTGTTGCGCACCACGAATTTCGATATCATGCACCTTTTGACTAGCAAGGTCGGTCACATCTTTATCAATAGTATTCCATTTAATGGACATGTTCATTGCCTTAGTTTGACCGAGTACACCCAAATCAACTTCGCCGGCAATGCCCGCGCCCTTGATGGTGTCACTGATAAATTCGATATCGGGTAAGGTTACATCGGCGTAACCATATAATTCTCTGCCAGAGCTAAAAATGGCAAAGTCAATCAACTTGTCTCTATGTTTAGCCATGAGTTACCTCCCTCTTAATTAAATAATGTGCTCATGTAAGACGAATCATATTCTTGGATGAAATCGATTTCACGGGCCGGTGTTGGCACACCTAAATATACATGGAATCGATAAATTCCGTTCAACAAATCTGTTATTGGGTTTTCAGATTCCAAAAATTCAACACGGGCGCCAAGAAGTGCGCCAGATGCTACGTGTCCATTTAGCCAAGCGTTGGCACTATTTACGACGTTATTAATCAATCGTTTATTCCCCGGGTCGTCAATTTTAGACCAGAAGGATGTAATCAGCGTGTTAGATACCCAGTTAAACATACGACGTACAGGAATAAAGGAATCCTTAACATCTGTATTAGATGGATAAGCCGTTGTACGATTGCCCCAAGCTCTCCAGCCACCGATGAAATTAAGAGCAGTAACGACGCCTTGGCCGTTCAAGTAAGCTGCTTCGTCTGGACCTAGATAGATTTCAGTACCGTCTTTCAACACAGCGCTATCCGCTTGCAAGGACTCATTAGATGGAGACTTGTAAGGGATATCGTCATACTTAGCATCTGTCTTAGCCATAAGACCTGCGAGTTGTGTGGATAAATGGAATTGACGATTAGCTAATGCTACTTTTGGCCAACATAAGATTTGACGTTCATCGACGTAGTTCTTTTTATTTTTCCATTCGCTAACTGCAGTTGCTTTTTTGATTTCATCTGTAGGGGCGTCACATAAGGACATAGCCTGGAACATACCATTGATAGTAGTTTCCTTTGCTTTCATTACAGCCGCTACAAGTGTATTATGGGACCAGCCAGGAGCCAATAAATTGCCAGGGATTAAGCCAAATCGTGGGAATACTTCATTGATAAGTTCCAAACCTTTACGCTTGCCTTCAGTATCCACACCGCCGACGATATCATCTGCCGTTACCATAGATGGGTCTACATAATCATAAGTTACCCAAACAGATGTTGCGCTATTAAGTGCCCCTGTAGATACAATCCCTATAAGCAATTTACCTTCATCGTTAAATGTCGCAGTGTAATCAACATTGATAGTTGAAGCTGTGCCGCCGTTTGTGGCAGATACTTTTAACGTGTTGAGTAATACAGGGTCTTCAATTGTCACGACTTTATCCTGAATTTGTTTTTGCGTAGACGCTAAGGTCTTTTTATGTTTCTTCGGATCAAGAACATTGATAAAAACTACCGGCGCCATTCCAAATAAAGAGAATTGGGAATACATCGCTTCGCACAATGTGTATTTATCCCATTCTTTGGAGTACCCAAATTGAGTAGTGGCAGATGCGTAATTGTAGCACAATACGGCTTTGTTAGCTTCCGCTGGGTCCGTGGCCAAATGCACAGGCGCGGTGCCGACATAAACCGGTAAGGCTGCCGTAGCTTCTGTCATAGAAATAAGAGAAGTAGGTACCTCTCTTGTATAAATTCCGTGTCTATAGTTTCCCACTATCTACGACCTCCTTTTTTAAATTCAATGTAAGCGGTGTTCATCGCTGTACCTTCTGTTGCTAATTCTTGTTGTGCTTCTGCAATCTTATTGATTGGCACAAACAACAAGCGTAGCATTGCTTTATCTTCACCTACCGTGGCTGGAATGCCGTCAATATAAACGGTACCTGTGGAAAGACCTAATTCAGCACTATTAGGTCCTAAGTAGATTACTTGTTTAGCATCTTTAGATGTAACTGTTGTTTCCATAATTTCTGTTGTTTCATTTACAACTTCAACTGGTGCATCAGCTTTTGCCATTAAATAATCATCTCCTCTCGTATTTGTTCGATATCATATTTAACCGTCATAAATCCCTCCCAATACGGATACGCTTGATCCGGAGGGATGTCGGTATCAATTCCGTGTTTATCACCCAGCACTAAACGGTATCGCTTAGCAATAACGGGATGGGCCAGTAGCGCTTGCCGTGTGGTTTCTAAGAAATTGGTAATCTCCATCCAGCCCTTTTCCACATCCTCGGAGTACACGCCGTGGATTAGAAATAGTTGGACAGTCGACCCCTGCAAGGTATCCTCAATCTTATTAATGCGAATAACAAGATGTGGATATTGGCCCTCCTTGGATGATTCTTTCATTTTTAAAAATCCAGGTACAACTAATAAAGGGTTCCCCTTTACTTGTGCATCGTCGCTAAAATAGTTAGCATGCACTTGTTTTAGGAACGCCCCCAAATCGGTTGCTAATTGCGTAGGTGTCATCGATTACCCTCCTATTAATGTGTCAAGTGCGAGTTCCATTTGCTTTTGCAATTCCTGCTCTGCTTTATTCCCAACAAAAGCGGATATCTTGGCATCACCCAATATGCTTGGTACTGATGGGCCGTGAAACTGCCCTATCGGATACCTGTCTGCACCCTTACGATACATTGCCCCGATATGTCCACTTCTCATACGAGCAATAAAAGCATTAGGGATTGGCCCTCCGCCACCATTCCGCATTACTTGTGCTTTGACTATACGCCCTCTCCGTTTAGGCGGACTTTTTGGCGTAACTCTGAATTTAGTAAGGGCTATTGGTCTACCTTTTGAACGAATAAAGGCAGATAAAGTCATGCCCGCCTTATCCACCTTTATGGTTTTATTGATATTCGATTTAGTAACTAGGTACTCTTCGTTAACACGATCAACTGCAGCTTTTTTGATTTTAGGTAAAGCTTTGTTGATAGCTTTTGCTGTGGTTTTCGGAGTACCAACGACTAGCGCATCTATCTTAGCTAGCCCTTCCTTCAGCCCTTTTATGTCAATAGTTACACTCACGAGTTATTCCCCCTAAGGACAATGTTTAGCACGCCCATATCATCTTCGCATGATTGGACCAACATAATGCGACCGTCAAAGCGAAAGATTTGATTGTACTCTGGCACCTCAGGTAAATCCCGCTTGGCCACGTGTACTATAATCGTGTCGTAAATCAGCCCATCAATATCCTGGCCCATGATTTCGACATGCTGCTTATCGGTAAGACCTTCAGCCACTGCATAGCAATGCGTGCCGTTTAGATTATGCACTTCGGCAAATTCATTTGTATTGATAAACACGTTTTCAATATCATTTTGCACAAAGTCCTTAAATCCCATGATTATTCACCTAAAACGTCAAGGAGTTCTTCACGAGTAGCGTCGCCAGGAACATCCAATTGTTCAGCAGATGCCATTACGCGAAGTGCTTCATCGGATAAGAGTTCCAAATTGACGTCCGCATCAGAAGCAAGGATATCGGAAATCATGTCCGCCTTTGTGGCTTTGCTTGCAAAATCAAGTCCAATAGATTTACCATAATCGGCGATATCCGCATTCGTCATAACGCCAAGAGCTTCAGCAAAAGAGTCTTCTGCATTGTTTTTATCATCATCACCAACTACAACAGCTGCACCTAAACGAATTAGGCGCTCTTCTTCTTCTACAGTTAAATCGGAGATGATATCACCTGGATTATACACATAATCACCGGTATTAATCGCGTGCTTTGCTTGTACTGGCATTAGTCTTACCTCCTTTCAATTACAATACGTCCGCTACGAAGTAGGAATCTACATCAAATGGAACGTAAATAGGACGAGATTGCAATTCTAAGAACACCGCATCAGGGTCACGATTAACCAATCGGCGTAATACATATTCACCTTCATATGTTACAAAGTCCATACCTTCACCAGGGATGATTGTATTAGCGCCATACAATTTAGTGAATTTAGCCATATCAGAAGCTACCAACAATTTACCGGTAGGCACCATTTCTTTTTCTTGGCCGTCTGTTGGGTCTACGTAATAATTATCATAAGTAAATACATTACATTGGATTTGTCCACCCATGAAGCCAACATACACAGCACCTTCCGCCATTTGTTCGAATTGCAAAAGCCCCATTTCTGTACGACGATTATCAAATAATGCCAAGATTTTTTTATCAGAAAGCATTACTTCTAATGTTTCGGAATTCATGACCAACGTATTTGGATTAAATCCAGATGCTTTCAAGCATTTCTTTTTCCATTTAATGATGTTAGCCACAATTTCTGCAGCAGATTGGCCCCAACGTGCAGTACCAGATAATGTTTCTTTATTTGTGAAATTAAAGTCTACAACGTCATCAATACCTTCACCTTTAATGTGCGCTTGACCATTGAGTAACACGTCGGCCGCCATAACTTCTTGAGAACGTACCAAGTTATCCTTTAATTCTTGTGTATCCTGCGCCAAGAGTTGAATAGCACGTTCTTCAGGAGTTACAGTGCCTGCAAATGGCTGTTCCCCTGCTAAACGAACCTTGATATCATTTTCTGTGATAGGACGTTTTTCTTTCTTTTGCGCAGGTTTATATGTAGTTGTAGTCACGCCTGTACGTTGAGATAAAGGCGCTGTAGAGTTTGGCGCTACCCAAGGTGTAATAGTGCGACGACCTTTTACAATGTCAAAGGAAACAGTTTCAGTTAAGAATGTTTTTGTATCTTTGAAAAATAAGTCTTTCAAAAAGGATGGCACATCGGGAGTACGACGAACCACCGCAGCTAGTGTTTGAGGTGTGTAAATATTATCCATGTGTCCTCCTTATTAACGGAAATAAATGTTGCGGGCTTCAGCTTTCGCTGTGAAGTCTTCCGCTTTTTTACCAGATTTGAATACTAAATTAGCTGTAGCAAATTCACCGGTTACGGCAATTTCTGCAACTACATCACCTTTTGTAGCGTCAATATCTGCTAAGGCTACACCGTATACATCTGTATCCGCACGTTTAGCTTTTTTAGAAGTAGCTTCTAATTCTAATACTGTGCCCGCTTTGATTACTGCGGCATCTTGACCGATTGTTACTTTCTTAGTAACGACTGGCATTTGCGTGCCAGCGATTAGAGGTTTATACTCTAATTTTTGTTCTTCCACGTATGGCATATTGTCTGCCCTCCTTATTTCTTATTGCGTGCTTTCATTACACGATCAACAATTTGCATTGTTTTTTCAGAATCATCGATATCCTCGTCAAGCACTTGACCAGGGACCGTGTCAACTTGATTAGATGCATTGTTAGCATCTTGCATTAATTGCTGTAATTGATTAGTTGGTTGTTCAGGTTGTGGCATATTGAGTAATTCAACAGCTACATCTTGAACAGTAGCGTATGTTTCGTATTTAGCGCGATTGATGACTTCAGCTCGTGCTTCATTATTAATCCCATCAAGGGCTTGTAAACGTGCACGTTCAGCAGCAACGCCCGCATTAAATACTTCATCATATACGTCCGCATAATCTGTACGTAACAATTCAGCAGTTACTTCCATTGGTTCCTCTCCTTTCTCTTCATATTTATCAACAGGCAACCCTTTGAGTACATCCATACTCATTGGTAAGCCATTGACAATTAAGTCAGTGCCTTTACGGCATGCAACCATTTGCAAGGATTCATCTACACTTGTGCAGAACCCTTTCTCTAATGCTTCCCTTGCTGTTAACCAAGTTTCCTCATCCATCATGGTTGCGATTTCTTCACGAGTTAACCCTGTGCGGGCCTCGTAAATATCAATAAGGTTTTCTTTTGTTTTACGTAACGATTCTGCGGCTTTTTCAAAATCATCCGCTTCACCAAATGCATACGAGCTAGGGTTATGAATCATCATTTCACTACCCAGAGCCATATGAATTTCATCGCCTGCCATTGAAATAATAGAAGCAATGGATGCCGCTAGGCCTTCGATGATAACAGATTTTTTATTTTTCAAGGCGCGCAATCGGTTGTAGATTGTAACGCCTGCAGATACTTCACCGCCTACAGAGTTAACATGTAATACGATGTTTTGAGACGGATCCAAGCCTTGAAGTTGTGATAGTACGTTAGAAACGCCTGTATCCTCGTCCCAATAACTGGCCCCGTTCATGACTACGCCGTAAATATCGACGTCAATCGTCTCCGCTTCCTGAATCAGATTTAGCGGAGTTCGAATTTTGAACTGAAATTTGTTGTCCTTGTTCATTCAACAAGCCTCCTTCATCCATAGATTGGTGTTCACGAATACGTTGTGGTAAGATTTCATTTTCATAATCCATACCGGTAAGCTCCGCCGCTTCCTTAGCACGAGTACTAAATGCATTCTTAACACGAATTTCTGCCGCAGTAGCTTCCTTCTGCGGGTCTAATTGGCCTTGCGAAGGTCCGTACCACTCAGCACCCAGCCACGCCTCTCGGATGATTGGATCATCGAAGAAGCCTGGTGCATCAATGCGACCTAATAGAATGGCCATTGTAAGCCATTCCTCGTAAATAGGATTGCAAAATTGAGTAATAAATTCGGCACGTTGCGTTTCAACAGACTTCCAATATTCGAGTAACGCCGCTCTTGATGCGGAGTAACTTTGACCAAAGTGCTTAACTAATATTTCATATGGAATTTCTAGCGCTGCGCCTACATGACTAATAAGAGACGATGTAAAATCAGCAAAGCTCGAAGGTATTGGCGTTTTTTCGGCCACATTCACTTTTTCACCAGGCGCCAACACATTTACCGTGCCATTACCTAATTCGATTGTTTCATCGTTTTCGGCATCCACTTGATCATCTTCATCGATTGCTGTCCCCAGTGACATGTCGTCCGGTGCTTCCGATTCAATAAAAATGGCCATCAAGGCATTAACTAAAACCTTCATAACTTCCGCATCATTGTACCGACTAAGCACTTTCAAGTCCTCAATTACCGGAGACAATATAGGGATGCCACGCAACTGGCCGCTTCGCTCAATCGTCATAACCTGAATAATATTCCGTCGTCCAGTTTGTGTGCCATACTTCGGAATATATGTGTAATCATGATCATCGTTAAATGAGTTATACAACTTATTTAATACGTAGAATCCAACGGCTGCGCCATATTTATTGAACTTAACCCCATGAATGACATCGTTATTCTCATCTTCTTCACGCCCTATATATTTAGGCGGAGAAGCCACAAGAATCGATTCAACAATCTGCAATCGCAATGGGTACGGGTTCTTATCCGATTGATTAAGCAATAATGGTAAATTTACAAATGAATCGCCGTACAATAGCTTTTCGTAATACACTAGAGCCTGAATTCCGTAGAAATCAGTCTGTTCACGTGCATCGCAGTGCTTCGCCCACATCGCAAACTCTCGTTCGGTCTTACGCTCCCACGCGTTCTTTTCTTCGAACGTTAGCCCCAACTCCTCGTAGCGGATATTGGCCTTAAATCGTAGGCCCGGACCAATAACATTGGTTTTATTCGTCTTCAGTGCGCCAGCTGCAATCGGTGTCCCTTGTTGGAGGTCTACAGACCTTGCCCGTAGCATCCTAAAGTTAGCATCGATATCGTGCCTTGCATCCTGAGAGTTAACCTGGTACCCTTTGGCGCTAGATTTAAAGCTATTAGCGCCGTGATTAGAATAGCCTGAGTTTGTTTTACTCCCAGAATATTGCGTTGCTTTGTGCCTGCCCGCGGCGGTTTTCATAAACTGCTTCTTACGTTTACTCATATATCCCGCGGAATGACACGGTATGCACGACGTCGAGGTCTATTCTCTATCCTTGCTACTTCATTGCGCCAAAAGTTGATGCGGTCTTTCACCTCTTGCACATTCGCACGAGTTAACCGGCGATTACCAATGGTGTATTCTTTGCCTGTTGCCAGCGCTAAATCTGCTTCTAGCCACGCCTGCAAATGCTCTTTTGCCTCATATATTGTCCATTCTGCCATCCTTTCACCTCCTTTCACGCATTAAAAAAGCGCCCATATTGAGCGCTTAGACTTGTGCCATGCATAGATTGGAACATCATGCTTATTAAAGCCTGCGTTTCCACATCCGTGTGGCACAATATCTCCATATGTTTGATGTCATGAGCTGATATATTTAGACCTTGCCTATATTTATATAGAAATTCAGGCATTGCCTTTTCTATCATTAAAAATAAGTAATAAGGGATTACGTTTCGTGGTTGAATCACTACATATTTAGCGTCAACTTGTTGCGCCTCAACTAAATACACCAACTCCCCTTTACTAACCGATACTTGCAAACAAATACAGCCTTCTGGATATATTTGATTCTTCTTAGGCCGTCCCAGTATATCAGCGACTTCCGTAATTTTAAATTTCTTGTAATTTCTTAACATTACACAAACATCTTTTGAAGTAAATACTTCTTAACATCTTCTATTTTTTTTATCACTGCTTCTTGCTCCTCAACTGTACACGCGCTATCAGACGATACCAAAAACTCTGTAAATCCTTTTACAAATTCATCGTGCTCTTTCTGCGAATCGGGATCCGTGCAAACTAATTGCTTTAACATCTCCGCAATTTCTAATCCCAACGTCCGACTTTCTCGATTAATTTCGTTTAAATCTTTAGCGAGCTGTACAGCATCCGGTATTTCTTCAGGCTCAAAGCTGTCAATGTAGCGTGGAATATTCAGATTATAGTCATTATCTAAAATAGTAGACACACTAATGTTACTAGAATATCGCTCTATATCTGCCCTGTCCTTGTACGCTTTAATGACTTTTTCCACCTGTTCGGCGGTCATTACATTTTTATTTTTGTGCTTAACGAAATCTTTTTGTGCATCAATAAATAAAATATCGGTGTTGGCTCGATTTTTCTTAAATACCAATATGCATACAGGTATACTCGTGTTCGTAAATAGATTAGAAGGCAGTCCAATGACCGCATCAAGTAAGTTATCCTCAATAAGCTTACGCCGTATATCGCCTTCTGCTTGCCCTCTAAAAAGTACGCCCTGTGGCAATATAAAGGCTGCGGTACCTGATGCGTTCAGCGAATATAACCCATCCAATATAAAGGCAAAATCCGCTTTACTCTTTGGGGCTAGCTTGTAGCCTTCAAAACGCTCATCCATTTGCGGAACCCAAGATTGACTATATGGAGGATTACTAATCACAGTATTATATTTTTTACTTCCAAGCATTTCTACTTTAGCTACTCGGCCAAAGCCCGATATTGCGGATTCAACTCTATAGTATGCAAGCTCTTCACCTGTAAGAACGTTCTTCTCTACTACTTCCGCATCGATATTAGCCATTAACAGATTAAACAACATAAACGCTATCGCATTTTTTGAATACTCTTCAAGCCTTAGTGTCACGGTAGTATCCGACTTAAATTTAGCCAAAGACAGCCCGCCTATTCCTGCACACACATCACGAACATCACCGCCGGAGGTAATACCGCCGATTATATCTAGCACACATTGTGGCGTGTAATCTTGCATATAGTTTTTTCTATCTGCAATATGTTCTTCGAATTCAGCAAGTAACGCTTCATACGAATAGTACGGTTTTATCGCCTTCAAAAGTACCGAACGGGTATTCGAATCTAGCAACGCCTTTGTTAGAGCGGTAGGTATTTCGTATACTTCACGAATATTTAATTCTTCCATAATCCTTTGTAGGATTGTCATAATCGTATTCCTCCTCCTCTAACGCGTCGTCTCGTTCGTTTCTTCGGTGCATCGCCCGCTTTTACTACACGCGTCGTATTCTGATACGGCGTATACTCTTCCTTACTATTCCGAGCCTCTAATGCATCGAAATTCGGATTCATAATAGCAATAGCAGCTTGATTGTAGTTTCTAATATCGAATGGTTCATTTCTTTTACGCCCTGGGCGCAGTACCCATTGCTCTTTGAAGTGGCCATTAACTAATTTAGACACTTTCATTTCTGCCAACAGACCTTCAAAGTATTTCTTCCCATACCCTTTTTCATGATCTTTAGGGAAATGGCAATACCTTGGTTGACCTTTTTCTTGATTCAGGTCGCTGTAAATTTGTTCCTTGCCTGTATCTACGCCAAGCTTAAATAATTTAGTCTTGTACTTTTTCAACTTCGTAGGCAAGCCGTCAATCAGGTCTTTACCTGCACCGCCTACACCCTTAATAGGATAAACGCGCTTATGCCATCTAGTTGAGCAGTACTTATATACCGATTGGGTCTTACTGCCGCCGGAGTCAATACACGTAACTGATACGCCCCGTTTTCTACCATCGGCATAAGACCATGTACGATTTAAAATAATATCGTCTAATTCTTTCCATACGGCGTCGTAAGCAGGGTCTCCATATAATCTGAAGTATTGTATACCCCAGCTCTCATAATCTTTCCCCCAGCCAACGATTTCACACTCTAAGCGGTCATCCTGGGTATCGACACCACAGGTTAAGAGTAGTACTCCGTCCGGTAACTCCGCTCCGTAGTCTTCTCTGCGTTCGTAAAGTTCTTCCGATTGCAGCGTTTCTGTATCCTCTTCATAAGGAATACCCATTTCAGTGTTAAAGAATGTCTTAACGCCAGCCGTTCCGAGTTTGGTTGCTTCCTCGTATTTATCTTGCAGTTTTCCCCAAGATGCCCAAGGAGAGCCAAACGCGTTCATGTGAAAGCTACGGCAATTGTACTTCTTTAAATTCTCCGGTGCTTCCGCAATCCATTTGCCCTCTCGATACAGTTTCTTCCATTCGAACTCTTCTGATAGAGTTCCGCAGTGATCACAGGCCAAGTAGTACTTGCCTGTATCCTCGTCTGCGTGGAACTTATCCCAGGAAGGATACACGTATTCGCCACATGCAGGGCACTTAATATGCCATACTTCTTGCGTACCGCCTAGGTACAATTTCTCTATCCGGCTGGTACCTTTGGCCAATGGCGTAGATGCGTACACGTGCTTTCTATTGTAGAACGTATTAGTACGCTTTTCTGCTAGGCTCAAAGGGTCGCCTTCCGTCCCTGCTGATGCTGGATAGCGGTCAATTTCGTCCGCTAGTAATACACGAATTGGCCTAGATGCCAAATCTGCTGGAGCGTTCGCACCGACTAATGTAAGGTAACCGCCAGGAAAGGTCTTATTCAATACCGTATTGCCACTGTCCCGAGATTTTACATCGGCCATTTTATCGTTCAGTACTTTCGTATCACGAATAAAGGGAGCAATACGAGTTTTCGAAAATTCCTTCGCTATATCTTTTGTAGGCTGCATAAACATAATTGGTGATGGAAAGTAATCAATAAAATAACCCAACACATTTTTAATGAGCTGGGTTTTACCGATTTGTGAGCCGGTCATATAGACTACTTTTTCAACGTCAGGGTCACTCACCGCATCAAGCATTTCCTTTTGATAAGGTGCCCTATCGGTGGAATACTTCCCTGGTTCGGCGCTATCCTCTGTAGATAGCACCACGTTAGCGTTGGCCCATTCCGACGCAGTAAACTTTGGCGGTGGTTTTAGAACACTGGCCAGCCCTTTAAATAGGTTGCATGTGTGCTTCAATCACCTTCACCTGCCTCGTCGTCATCCACGATGATGTCATCAGATTCATCGTGGAACATGTTCGGGTCATATTCAGACAATTCTGTTAAGCATTCATTGACTTCATCCAGAAGCGCGTCTTGAATGACTAACAAGTTCGTCTCCCCTAGCACTTTAGGCGCTGCTTTTAATGGTAACGCCTGGAGCTTACTTTTAAAGTTATTCAACATTCGATTCATTACGGCTTTAACTGTGTTCGAGCGGTGCAATTCTCCATTCATGATCTTCAGTTTGTTTTCTTCAATCATCCGTTTAGTTCGAGTTAACAAAGTTCGTTCTGCATCATATCCGCCTTCCCGTGCTTTCTTTTCGAGTTTACTTTCTCCCGTCTTATACGCAACAAATGCTTGTACTGTTTTCGCAATATTGTACTGTCCGCGTTTTTCCTTTTCGAATATACCGTCCTCGGTCAACTGCTGAACCCGTCGAGAGCTGATTCCGAGCACTTTTGCCACAATTTTAGATGATACTAATTCGTCAACGATTGTTACGTTCGTCACAGTCTCGCCTCCTTTCAAAAGTTGACCGTTTTTGAAGCCGAACAGCAGTTCGGAAAAATAACTAACTAGCTATTC